AGCGTTCATAGCGTTAATGACATTTTTAAATGTTTTGTCTACTGTCTTTTTAACCTCGCCGCCTGCCCCATATTCATAAGTCCTCTCTTGATAACCTTGCGTTACGTTGTCTAATCCTCGCATCTGAACGCCTGAGGGGTTCCCGCCATTTCTTGCTAATTCATAACTGTAAAGTTCACCGTAATATGCGCCGTTAAGTTCTACTTGTGGCCCAACCGTTACTGATGTTTGCTCTGAGGTACTTCCACCGGGTCCGCCGTAATACGTTCTATCTGTTGTTGTCTTGCTTACACTAAACGTTCTTTTACCATCAAATATTTCACGAACCTCACACGTCTTTACGCCATTAATTGTAGAACAAACTTTTTGCTTTCTTTTTAAATTAGCCGGATGCTCTAGCCAGTAAAAAGATTCACTGGTGTCTTGCGTGTATCTAGTCCCGCTGTCATCCGACAAATTGCCATCGTCTTCATCGAGTTCTTCATCTGTCAGCCATGTATATGTCACCACGATTTTGTCGGGGACTACACCGCCAACTCCTAGCGGCTGGCTGCTTAGTGCTGTGTGATCTCTGACAGACACCCAGGCCGGTGATGCCAAATTGCTGCCCAGCCCATCACCATCATAAAACTTTCTTTTTTGTATAGTGCCATTACCGTCCACATAGATAAATCTTTGCTCCATCACTAGAGCATTGCTTAAGTCATTAAATTTGCACTCATCGTCTAAATCAAATATCGTTTTATTTTTTATATTTTCAACTTCATCAGTTATCCCGTACATTGTCAATAGGCATCCAATATTAACTTCTACCGTTCTATCGGTGTTGTTATAACTGCTGTCAATTACTATCATTGACCCTCTCGGGTGTCGCCTTGTAGTCCCGTCTATTGTCAGGTCTAAAGTTACTGCGGCGCCTCTGGCAAATTTTGTTTTTCCGTAGTCAAGCAATGTTGTCTGGCCTGGCAGCTCTCCAAGCTGTATCCGGCCCTGCGTCGTAATTATCCCGCTACCAATGATTGAAGAATCTGTTACTTGAAACGTAATTAAATTATTTGAATAATCTGTGCCACCAATTGTTAAAGTTGATTCGGCCGCTGTATTTATTAGCCAAGTCATCTCACACCTCAGTCAGGCTAAAGCTAACCCTATACAAAGGTGCTCCGTTGCCTACCAGCTCAATGTTGACGGCTTCAGTAAATACTGTATTTGCTGTAAAACTATTCCTTCCAGTAATTTGATCAGTCAAACTAATAATTGCAGCGCTTCCTCCCGCTCTTGCTGTATCCCAATCTTCATATAAATCCTGCAACTCAAAGGCGTCTGCTTTATTCATAAGCAAATCAACAGCCCATAAACGGCGTGCCGCTCGACTGCTGCCAGACTGAATTGCTGTTCCTGTCGTCGAAAAATTTAATGTCGCTGTGTCTACATAGGTTCGCTGAGCACCACCACCGCCGAACCGATCCAGCGTGATGTTGTAACTACCAAAGGACAACTGTAGTGCAGGGGCCATCGGACTTTTCGACCGTCTCAGGGTTCCGGTTCATCTGCGATATGCCCTCAATCGATTCATCTCTGCAAGCATCCGGCTTGCGTCATTTACAGGTGCTTGGCTCTGGATTGTGATTTGATTTGATACTGACCCGCCATTGTCTAGTTTCTTAAGTTCACGAACCAATGCCCTTTGAAGATTGCCTGAGTCGTTGCTGGCCTGCTGAACTTTGATCTTTGTCAAGCCCGTAGATGCAATGCTGGTCATGGCCTTGCTTACTTTCGCGTTTTCTTTGTCATCTCGAATTTGATTTGCAATGTGAGCAGGGATAACGGTGCCACTTGTCGGTGGCGTCCATTGCCCAAACTTAGGCACCTTGATCTCTGAAATGCGGCCAGTGTTTGATTGGAACATTTCACGGCCAAATTCGTTGACCGTATAGGTTTGCCCAGGGGAAACGGGACCGCCCGCGAATTTGTATTGGGCGGCTCTTTGTGCGGCTCTTGCTGCTCTCTCTAGCTGTTGCGCAAATCGCCCTGCATTTGTAGAGGCTTGACTCATTGTTGAAGGCAGTCTTTGCAAACTACCTTTTGCCTTGTTTGCTTGCTGTGCAACGGTCGCTGTTTCTTTGCTAAGTCCCGCAGCCTCTGCTTTGATGAATCCACCTTCAATCGCGATGATCGAATCTTTCAGTCCATCAGGCGCGGTCAATGTTGACAATGCTTCTGCAGCTTCCGCAATCGGTGTTGAAAGAGAATCTCTGATTTTTCCGCTTATTTGTTCGCCATTGATTTTCTCGGGAAGCGTGCCAAAGGTCGTTTCGATTTCACCCGTTACGGTGTTTAATTCGGCAACGATTCCTTTGCTTAGCTGTGTCCCTGCGCCTGAAACCGCCTGTTCAACAGTTGCGCCGACCCTAGTTCCCCATGCCTCAACTTCCACCTCAGCTTGAGTAAGACCACTCTTAACACCAGTAGCAACGGCTTTTGAAAGTTCTGGTGTTGTTTTCTGCATTGCAGAATTAAAGTCTGTGGCGCCATTTGTCCCGGCTTGTTTAAGGCCAGCCCGTCCAGCTTCTTTAATTCTCTCAACAGTTGTTGCATCCAACGTCAATGCATTTAGCGCCAATCTGCCTGCCTCTGTGCCGCCTTCCAATGAGCTGCCCAGAATCTGCGCAATTCTTTCAAATGGCAATGCATCAGGCAGTTTGTCGAATTCGTTTTTAGCAGCCACAATGCTCATCTGACCACCACTTGTGAAGGCACCCACGAGCTGATCTTCAATCATCTGTTTTGGCACAAAGCCTTGATTGCCAAATACCTCAACTACTTTCATTTTTGCTTGATCAACACCTGCAGCAGTACCAGACAGGATCGAAGCGGTCATGTCTTCTGCGATTGTGGCTCTGATTTCTGGCGGTATCCCCAACTGCCTGAGTGAATTCTCAACCTGCGTTGTGTCGATTGCCCCTAGTCCCGCGTTGATCTTATCGCGCACACTGTCTCCAACCTGCTGTGCGGTCACTGTCCCGACCTCGCCTAACGTTGTCTGGAATGCCTTGGCTTTGTCTGCTACCGCTTGAACTTTCCCCGTGAAAGCATCCATCTTTGTAGAGAGCGTGCCAACGTTCTCAACTGATCCAGCGAACGCGGTTCTAGTTCCGTCAGCTCTTGCTTTAGCTGCTAACCCTGCCTCAGCTGCCTGATTTTCAATGCTTAGCAGTTCACCTTTAAGCCTCTTTTGATCCTCAAGCAAAGTGCCTTGGAATTCGGTAAGCCTTTTTACGTTTTCTAGTTGCCTTATTTCTTCTGCTGTTGCGCCATTGGCTTTTGCTCTTTCGATCGCAATTCCTGCCTCTACCTGAGCAAGCTGGTTTTGAACTGTTTGCTGCGCATACCAAAGTTCTAGTTCAGCCTGTTTTGCTGCAAATGTTGCCTGTTGTGCCTGCTCTGCAAAGGTTTGCTGTGCCTGTAGGATCTTTTGCTTTTCTCTTTCAAAAGCACGTTCCACTCTTTGCTTGGCTGCCTCTTTAGCGGCTCCGTCTTTGTACGTTGCGTCAATAGCTTTGAGTTTTGCAGCCTTAGCTTTTTCAATACCTGCTATTTCATAGTTTGTTGATGCATCCGCTAGTTGTTTGAATGCACCGATGCCGCTTGTATTGATCTGGCCAAGTTGCCCTAGTGATGTATTAATTGCTTGCACATTGCCAGCAATTGTTTGTTGCTCGCGCTGATAAGCACTTAGTCTTTCTTCGATAGCAGCAATAATTGCTGCCTTTGCGGCCTTCTCTGATTCAATCCTATCCTCTAACGATTTTTTGATCTTGCCTACGATTTGCTCTTTTTGCTCTTGAAATTTGACTTCTGTAATTTTCTCTTCATCTCTCAATCTTATTAGCTCTTGTAACGCATGTTCATCATTTGCTAGTTTCTTTGCATTTGCATCTACTACGGCTTTTGTTACCATTGCCCGTGCCTCAGTCTCACTTAGCAACCCAGTCCGAACAGCTGCCATTGCTTGCACCTCCTGAGCTGCACGGGTTGCGTCGATAGAAGCATTTGCCTCATTGCGGGCACGCGACACAGCTTGATAACTTGTCGTTAATGAGTCGTTAGCGCCAGCTGCTGCGTTTACGTCTTTGAATTCTTGTCTTAATTTTGCAAGTCTTTGATCCTGTGCAGGCAATCCGCTTTGAAGAACCTCAATCTGCTTTTTGATTGCTGTTGCAACTCTGCCGTTGCCATTACCATTTTCGTCTAATGCTTTTAATTCGTTTTTAAGTTTTTCAATTCTGCTATTAGTTGCGTCAACTACACCTTGCTGAATATTAATGTTTTCTTTAAGGAGGTTTCTATACTCTTGCGTTTCTACGTTTAATTCAGCCATTTTTAATCTATTTGCTTCCATCTTAGCGCTCGCTTTTTCAAATCCTCCTGACAATGCGATCATGCTGTTTCTTGTTGCATCAATCTTTGCATTGTCTTTAATCATCCCGAAAAATAGTCCTATCCCCTTTGTGAGTTTTTCAACTACAAATGTAGCTTTAGTTATTGGTTCGCCAAATACACCATCGATTTTTTTCAGCAGGAATCCAAGTGGCCCAAGCGCTTCCTCGATAGATTTAGACCACGATCTGTTTACTTCCGCTGAGGCCTCTGCTGCGTCTTTTCCGTCATCTAAAATGTTATTTAATTTTGCTAAATCACCTTCAAGTGCTCTAGTGGTTTTGTTATATTCTTTTGTGTAAACCACTGTAGAAGCTATAGCGGTTCCAATTGCAAGAACTAACGGGGCGAACGGCAACGCCGCCCCGATAAATGCTGCTACTGAGCCCGCTAATGCTTTAAGCCCTAATCCCGCTGCTGCGGCTTTGACGCCTACTGCACCGGTTGCCGCCGCTCCTGCCTTTGCAGGCCCAGCCACACCGGCTAAGGCTGTTTGGGCTGCAGTTGCTGCAGTCGCTGTTCCCTTTAATCCACCTGCTGCTTTTCCGCCTGCGGTGCTGAATAGGTTCAGCTGTTGTGTCATCGGGGCTGCGCTTTTTGCCCCTCTGTCAAATGCCTGGCTGAGTTTCCCCAGAGCCCCTTCCTTGCCTTTTAAATTTCTCAATCCACCCTTAATTGCATCACCAAAATTCTTAAGATTGCCAATGCTTTCCTTGATATTTTTAATAGTCAATTGAGTATTTACTTTTATCAACGAAGCGGTCATAAAGTCTAACGCTTTTGTGCTTGCAGCGATAGCGAGAACTAATTTACCTTTTAATATTGCTGCTAATTTGCCAGCATTAGTTGCCATTGCCAGTATGGCGGCTTGGATATTACCTGCAGTAAATGCAGCTCCAAATTTCTGGATCATTGCAATTGTGTTGGCAGCAAATGTTGCAACTATTTCAGTCTTAAGAGCCATCAATGCAACTTTGAGTGCTGCTGCCGCTGTTGCTAAACCAGTCAGTACGATTAACACTGATTTAACTGGTCCCGGTATTGCATTAAATGCTTGCATCAACAACGTCGCACCATCAACCAAAGGCTTGAATAACGTTGCAGCAACCTCGCCAACGGAAGTCAGTAATGTAGATAAAGCTGAATCAAAGAATTTCAGCGAACCTGAAAGCCCTTGCATTGCAGTTTGCTGAGTCTTCGCTGCTGTCCCTAGCTTGTTGTCCATCTTGTCGGCCAGGGCTTCAATGTCTGCCCCCGTGGCGTTGACAATTGCAGACAATGCCGGCAAGCCTTCTGCGCCTGCGAGCACCTTGGAAACAATGGCCCGTTCGCCTGCGCCCAATGACCGCAGTGATTCCTGCAGCGCAAAAACTAACTCTGTGCCTGTCTTGAGTTCACCGTTGGCATCCGTCATGTCTGCGCCAATCAGACCCAGCACTTTTTGCAGTCGCCCGCTGCCCCTCGATAGCGCTGTAAATTCCTCGCCAGCACCACCTGCTGCAATTTGCAGGTTGGTAAGAATCGTTCTAAGGCTTGTGCCAGCTGTGCTCGCTTTAATACCTGAATTAGCCAGGAGAGCCAGCTGAACGTTCGTTTCATCTAGTGATTGCCCAACGGTGTTGGCAACCGGGCCAACGTATTTGAGAGCGTCTCCAAGATCGCTAACGGTTTGGTTTGAGCTGTTAGCAGCAACTACCAAACTATCAACAACGTCTGTTGTCTTATCAGCTTCTATTTGAAACTGGCCCAGGGCGGAAACCACAATGTCGCCCATCTGGGCGTATCCCATGCCTGTTGCTTCTGCGCCCTGAACAACCCCCGCCAGCGAACTTTCGATTTCATCGAGACTGAATCCAGCGCGTGCCAGTGCTTGTGCAACCTGGCCCACCTCTTGATTCGTTGCAGCCGATGCAGTGCCCACCTTCATGACGGCCTGAGACAACCGTCCAAAATTGCTTGAGCTTTCACCTGCAATAGCAAGCGTGAGCCTCAAGACTTCATCCAGCTGTTTGTATTGAGTAATTGCTGTTGGGACGACTTGCGTTAGCAGCTTTAACGGTGCGATCAGCGCATTACCGATTGCAATGCCAATGCCCTGCGGGATGCCTTGCAAGATTTGCTGAAAGCCCTGAGTGACTGCACCGCTGAATGCCTTTGCTTGCTTGCCAGCCTTTGTCAGCTCTGCCCCCATGCCGCCAGCGGCACCCTTGGCACTATTGGCCGCCTGCCCAATGTTTCGGATATGCGGCGGTACTGCCTGCAGTGGTGATGCGCTCTTGCCTGCTGCGTTTAAGGCCTTTGTCAGCGCGGTTGTCGGTGCTTTGGCGTTAGCCCCTGCAGTCCCAACGTTTTGAATCGCCTTGGCTAGTGACCCAAGCGGCTGGCCTGATTTAGCAGTGCCGCTGATCGCTTTATTTAATCCCTGTGTGGCAGAAGTAGCACCTTTAAAACTTGTGCTTGCTGACCCTGCAGCTGTCGCGAGGCTGGTGAGCCCTGACTGAGCATTGCCGCCAACGTTATTTAAAGCAGACTTTACGGACTTGGCTTCTTTTTCTAGTGAGTCGAGTTTTGAAGCGGCTGCCTGCGCATCAGTCCCAACCTTATTAACTCCCTGTGCGCCACCTTTGGCTAACTGCTTAATTGCTTGATCAGTCTGTCCAGACTCTTTGCTAAGGCTGTCAAGCTTTTGCCCAGTTGTTGTTGCTATTTCGCCAACATTCTTTAAACCCTGAGCGCCTCCGGTGCCTACACTCTGAAGGGCACCATTGAGGACTTTTGCATTCGTACCTAAAACTTCAAACGAATTGCCTGCGTTTTGGGTTGTTGTGCCAATTGATTTAATCTTGCCAATAGCTTCATTGGCTGCATTGCCAGTCTCCTTAATAGACTGCGCCATGGCCGCAGTCGTTCCCTTAAGCCCCTTCGCCTCTGCGCCTGCAGCTTTAACCGTCTGCGCATAATTTTTAAATGTCGTTTCACTAGCCTTTGCTGCCGCTCGAACATCTTTGATGTTCGTTTCCATCTCTTGCAGATTGGCACTAAAACCATTGTCATCTTTAAATGACTGTGTGGTTTTATCCCAATCAAAGCCTAATTGCTTTGCAGCTTTTGCAACTTTTTCAAATGATTTATCTAAACCTACGAGAGGATCTTTAGGTTTTTGATTACCAAAATCATCAAAGAAACTTTTAATCGTCTGCCGTGCCGACGAGTCGTCAAGTGTAAGTTTTACATTGACATCTCCTAGTCCGCCGGCCACAGCTGCATTTGCGTGATTTCAGGTTAGCTTTCCGCTACGATTGGCCACTGCTTAAGTGGACAACGCGCCGGTTTCCAGCGTGCTTTAGTTGTCATTAAACATCCACAACCTTTACATTTTGCTTGACTACTTATCCACATTCTGCAACTCTTGCATATATTTAATCTAGCATCATATTCTTCATCACTTACTAGCTGAGGATGTGGCATAAAAAAAAGGGGCCGTTTGGCCCCGATAATTGTTGACTGATAAATCAGTTGTTATCAAGGTCCAGTTTGTAGGGACCGAATCCAGTGATCTCAATGCTGTAGGAGACAATACTGCCAGCCTCGACAGATTCACTGAAGTTAGTCAAGGTTCCATAGCCATAAACAGCCTCAGTTGTGCCAGTAGGTCCAACGCGGCCAACCTTGGCTTTCAGCGATCCATCAACAGCACCTTGCTCCAACAGACGCACAACCTTGTAGGCGGCATCAGTGAACTGAGACATACCTTCAATGGAAAGGCTCCATGATTTAGTCAGAGCCACGTTCTGGTCGAAGCCTCTGTTCTCAGAGTCATAGGTCTGAACAGTCTCTGAACCGGTGTCGGTTTCCAGAGATGCATTCGACAGGCCAGTGAGCTTAACTGTTGTTTCTGTAGTGATTACGTTGTTGTCGTAAACAATATCGACCGGGGAAGCACCTGGATCACCTGCCATGATCTGGCCAGCTGTGCCAGCATTGATCGGAGTGGTGTAAACCAGCGGGGAAGTAATGTCAATGAAAGAACCTGCAGTGGTGCCGATTCCGCCGTTGACAGCAGACAAATCAACACCGCAAGCGCTAACAGGAACAAGGTAAACCTCGTACCCGAACGCGGCGGCGTACTGTGAGCATGAGGACATTAGATAAAACTCCTAGGGGCGTGGGTAGGGGCATGCCCGCCCCTTCTTTCCGCAGTTTTCCTAGAAATGGATATTTCTCATTTCCTAAGGATCGTTCGCGTCGTTATCAAGAATGCTGGTAACTCTTATGATCGGATCGGTATGCGATCCTTCTCCAGTAATTACACTTGTCACCTCAAAAATTGGCTCGGTTGCGTCTAGTGTTTGTTCATCATCAATAGTTTCTATTTCTACATTCCATTCAGTGACTGGCACTGTTGAATCCTGAGGATTAAGAGTTGCAGATACAATGTCACCAGCAACATATCCAGTTCCGCCGTTGTTAATAGTTACTAGATTTACTTGTCCGTTTGATGTTGTTATGTCAAAAGTTAAGTTTTGGCCACTACCTCCAGTTGCTGAAATATTGGAATAGGAAGTGTTTTCGTAATCTGCACCAACAGTAAGATTCGTGAGTGTTTGAACCTCTCCGTATGTTGGGTTTGCTAGCCCTGGAAGCTCGTTCAGGGGTGTGACAATATCGCCCTGTGAGTAGCCGGAGCCGCTGGCATAAACGCTTACACCGGTAACGATGCCACCCGATAGCGTCAGAGAAACTGCACCGCCTGTCCCGGTGCCGTTAGTGATTGGAACGTTTTGGTAATAAGCAGCAGGCTGATTTTCATCTATTCCAAATCCCTGAGAATTTATCTGCATTCCGTCAATTAGTCCTGATACATCAGCGCCCTGCAAATCAGCGCTTAGATCATCAAAAATTGCATAGCTGTCCCCTTTATTGATTAGTTGAACAACGCTTACAACACCTGACGAAACCGTAAAGTCTGCCGTTGCTAATCCGTCTCCGTTGCCACCTGTTAAAGAAACATCTGGAAATGTGCCATCCTTAAGATTCGACCCCCCTGAATTGATGCCTAGCGTTTTAATCGGGCCGTGTGTGTTGGTTGTGTTTGTATTATCTAAATCAATTGCGATCGGGCCATGCCCTTCTAATTCAAGCGTCCAGCTGACAATGCCACCTGCAACAACGTTTTCAGAAAAATTGGTTACTGTTGCAAATCCATAGATTGCCTCTGTTGTAGAGGCAGGACCGACACGCCCAATTTTGCATTTCAGCTGGCCCGGCACTCCGTTTTTATCTAACAACCTAAGTGTTTTATATGTTGCATCTTCTGATGGGGTGATTGCGTCAATCCCAATTGTCCAGTTTTTTCCAACCGCTATTGATTGATCGAATCCACGCCCTTCCTCTTGATATGAAACCATTGCCTCTGTCTCTGTATCGCTGTCGAGCCCTGCATTTGTTATCCCTCTTGCTTGCAGTACCGTTTCAGTCGTAACGGTTGAACCGTCGTAAACAATATTTGTCCCAGGGTTGCCCGCCATGATCTGCTCAGGCGTAGCACCCTCTTCAATCTTTATTGTGCTTGCAATGATTGCGGTGGGGTCAATAAACCCGCCAGGCTCTATTCCCCCTGTAACGGTTGCAAAGTCAATACTTTCTGCACTGACTGGGACAATATAAAATTCAAAGCCAAACGCTGCAGCGTACTGGGAGCAACCGGCCATGTACTACAGCTAGACAAGGTGCCCCAGTTTTCCGTCAGCCCGCTTCTGGCGATTCGTCTTCATCTCCTGGATCTTCGTATTCTGTGTCATCCGAAGCTTCATTCGGATCCTTAAACACAGCAACGCCGACAGCTTTTTTGTTGTTGACGCCTAGCAGCTGTTGATCAAGGATCAAATCAAAATGAACCTGATCGATTTCCCCGTCATCTTTTCTAGGGATGTTTACAGTTCTTTTGTAGATATATCCTTGATCGTCTGTGTAAGTGACCTCAACATTCGTTGCATCACTTTCGTATTCAGCAACTTCAAATTGAGTTACTGTGTGCCAGTCCACAGGATATGGATAGGTAGCTTCGGTTGTAGTCTCGGGAGACGAATCTACAGAATTTGAATCTGGTGTGGCTACAGGATCAGTTTCGGAAGACACTTTACTAGCCTTATTAAACGCCATATTCTACCGATTACGGTTGATCAATATTTGTCTTTCTATATTGATTGACGCCAGCGTTTCCTACTCTGTATGAAGTCACCCCACTAGATGTCCATGCTTGAGCAATATATTCTATAGTGCTAAATTGAAGAGTGCTTGAATAATCACTTTCATTGCTACTTCCATAGAAAGTGACATTAGGTGATGTCGCCGGGTCTAAATCGTATGTATTATAGGTGTATGTTTTTGTATTCCCTGATCCACTAGGGGTTAAGTTCCAGATTTTCCAGTTGCTGTATGTAAAATATGTACTACTGGTTGACTGCGTGTGCAGATCAAAAGGGATTTTA